GCCGCCGGCACCGCAACCGGGCCCGGCACCGTGCACGCGAAGGAGGCCGTCACGCTCCCGCCGCCGGGCGGCAGCGTGACCTGGCCGGTGCAGGCGTACAGGTTCCCGGCCGAGTCGGTGATGAGCGCCGCAGCTGCCGGCGGCGTCGATCCGTCGGGCAGCGTCGCCCCGGCCCCGGTGCACGAGACCTGGAGCACCGTCGGCTCCGCCGGGTTGCGCTCGAGGAAGTTGATGCGCGCGATGGCATCCTGCATCCGGCCGGTGGCGAAGGCCGGGTCGACCTGCGAGGCGTAGTAGACGATGAGCGCGTTCGCGTTCGCGATGATCGCGGCGTCCGAGGTCGCGATCTGGCCCTGCGGCGTCGTGCCGAAATTCAGGGTGACGCCGAACGCTTGCGATATGTCGACCTGTCGCCCGGCGAGGATGGCCGGCGTCGACGGCGCGATGGGGCCTTGCAATGTCCAATTAATCGACGGAACGGAAGTGCCGGCCATCGCCTACGCCTTTCCGTTGCCGGGGGAGAAAAGTGATTCCTGTTTCGGCGCCACGTAGGGCGCGATGAACATATCCGGCTGGCGCGAGGCTTCCTCGATGCGCCGGCAGGCGATGTCGAAATACTTCGGCTCGATCTCGATGCCGATGAACTTGCGGCCCATTTTAATCGCGGCAACGCCCGTCGTGCCGGAACCCATGAAGGGGTCGAGGATGGTCCAATCATTCCCTGTTTTCTGCAGAAGTTCCTGCATTACAGTAACGGGCTTCTCGGTCGGATGATGTTCGTTAAGATTGTGATTGAAGCCGACAGACGTATAAAGAACCGAGCGCGTTCGCGTCCCGCGCCATCCGTTGCCTAGCACATATATCTCTTCTGTACTCGGGAACCACGGTAAGGAGAGATCGCCCATCCCGACCGTTCCCTTATCCCAAATGAGAACGAGTTTTGTCCGCTGCGGACGCGCTATCTTCCACGAACCAAAGATTAGCGCGCGACCTTCGCCAAGCCAATCGACCAGCCAATCCCGCAATTCGGGCGTCGTGTCATTCGCGATTTTTACCTTTTTGAATTTGTTGTCCCATCCGCTCGAATAGGCGACCCCATACGGCGGGTCCGTCACCACGGCATCGACCTTCGGCAGCGACGGCAATATCTCCCGGCAGTCGCCGAGGTAGAGCGTCGCGTCGCCGATGGATTCGATTCGCCCCGCCATCACCCACTCCCCTGCGGGTTAAAGACCGAGAAGTTCGCCGCCTGGATTCCGGCCGCCGTGTTGGCGACCGCCTGCGGGATCACCTGGACCTGCCCGACGACGCCGCGGTCGCTGAACTCCGAGAGGAAGACCTGCGCCGATGCCACGCCGGGGACCGTGAGCGCGGCGTCGACGAGCAGCTGCTTGATGAGCGCGAGTGAGGGCGGCGGAACACCGGGGGGCTTGCCGATGATCTGCTGGAGCCACGGCACGCCGATGGTCGTATCGAGATAAAATTCACCGAGGAAGATCTTGATCGCGCTGGCGGCGTCCTGCGCGAGAGCTGCGGGCTCGGCGAGGACGGCGATGTTCCCGGCGCTGTCGAGGGTCAAGTCCCCGTCCGGCGAAAGCTGTAGCGTGGCGGCCATCCCGAATCCCCAGCGGCGCGGCGGGCGCCCGAACCGTTACCACGTTTGCCCCGTCAGGGCACGGTCATCGTGACGTTGTTGACCTGGAGCACAGGGGCGAGGATGTTGACGCCAGTGGCCGTCATCCTGATCTGGTGGGCATTGCTGTCGATGAGCACCATTCCGGCCGCGGTCATCTGGACCTTGTTGCCGTTCACGTCGTCGAGTTCCATCCCGGTCGCCGTCGTCGTGATCTTGTTGCCCTTGGCGTCGGCAAAAACCCCCGTCCCATCCGACTTTAATTGGATGGCAGCCGCCGGAACCGGCCCCCCGAAGGGGCACGGGAAGTAGATGCCGTCGGCGACGTTGTACTTTCGGAAGGAGCCGGGGGCGACCGGAAATGCGGTTCCGTTCGCAATCGCCGGCATCACGCGCGAGATGTCCCGGTCCGCACAGATGACGATGCCGTAGTCATTCACGGCCGGCTCGAGGATGATTGCCCATGGACCTCCCTGGAACCGCCAGTACGGAAGGCCATAGACGATCCCCGCGCTCCCCTTCACTACGACCCCGTTCCCGTCGACTTGGCTCACGAGCAGTTGCACGTCGACTGTGCCGGCCGCGGGCGGCGACCCGGCGCCGGGATGCACCGCCACGACCTGCACCGGCTTCATCACGTCGAGCTTCGCGATTAGCTGCCGGACCAGGAACGTCACCGCCGTGAGATCGGTGTTCCCGTCGTAGGGCGACGACTGGCTGACGGCGGATGTGCTGCTTGTGGCTGTCATGGCGTCGTCACCGGCCGGGCCTGCGACGGGTTCCAGCACGTCACGGTCGACGACCACTGCCCCCGCGGCAGCATGGAGTCGAGCGCGAGGTTGATCTGGTTAACCGCCCACGTCGAGTCCGGCGGCACATTGAGCGCCGGAATCTGCGCCTTCTGCGCGCCGAGTATCTGGTTGAGCAGGCTGCTATTCACCTTGACCTTGCCGCCGAACTGGATCGTCGGGTCGAACAGCGTCTCGAACTGGATGCCGTTGGGTGTGAAGATCGGGTAGGAGATCATGCCGGTCTGCGGCGAGATCGTCGGTGGGCTCGCCGTGTTGCGGGACCCATCCCACGGCCATATCGCGAGGGTGAGGCCGCTGCTGCCGTTGACGATGCCGAGATGGATGTGCGCGTGGTCGGCCGCCTGGCGCGCCTGCTCGAGGAGGGAGCCTTGCAGCGCTACCCCGCCGCCGCCCGCGCTCTGAAGCACCACATCCACGCCGTTGTTCTCGAACCCGTATTTGAGCTGCCCGGCGATCGTCTCGATCACCTGCGCAACGGGGGTCGGGCCCGAGGTGCTCGTCATGGCCGCCGGCGCGGTCGCCTCGAACCCTCCGGCCGTGCACTCGAAGATCGTCGGCACGTCGGGCTGCGCCTGGAAGTCCCCGTAGCAGGCCCATATCGTCCCAGAGAACACGGTCGCGAGGCCCGAGGCATCGCCGGCCTGGATCGTCAGGATGTTGTGCGGGACGATGTTGTAGTTGAGGCCGAGCGTGGCGAGTTCGATCATCAGTTCTGGCGCGAGGCCCCACACCTTCACCTGCGCCGTGCTCCCGTAGGACGCTCCCTGGTTGATGACGCGGACGCTGGTCCGGTGGTTCTTGAGGGTCACCTGGCTCGAATCAGTCCCGGTGAACTTGTTCGGCTGGTTCGTTCCAGGGTTATCCGCGAGCTGGACCGTCAGCGAGATTAATTTTTGCGAGAAGGCCACGCTGCCCCCTTTACAGGCCGATTCTGTCGGACTACGCTTTCTACCATTCGCGGCTGGTAACGCGATAGAGCGCGGACCCCATTCCCAGCTTCCTCGCGCCGGGTGTCCGCAGAAATGCCGACCCCTTGCACGCGCTCGGGCTTACCAGGCCCGGCGCGGGGGAGACGGTGAGTTTCCAACGGAGGCGCAGATGAAATATCCAGTCCTTCTTTGCGGCGATCAAATCCAGTTCGAGCGAGAGCATGCCAATACGCCTCCCGAGGAACGCCCCGACTGGCCTCTGCCATCATTCGATGCTCGCAATTGGGCCAAGGCATTTATGAAGATCAAGGATCGTGGCGCGGTTGTAGATGAGGAATGGATGGTAACGTGGTTCGCCAATGCGTTGATGCGAGGTTATGACGAACGCTCAGCGCACGAAAATGGGTTTGCCGCAGGCATAGAAGCCTTTGCGCAATGGCTTGAGAATATGCCCGAACATTGGCGCACTCTGGCGGCAGATGGACGCCGCGCTCTTTTACCGAAGTCCCATGACACGCGAACAAATTAGTCAAACGTTGAGATACATGGAGCACTTGCGAATGGAATCCTATGAAGCGGAGACCAAAGCACAGGAACGGCGGCTGGTCAGTGAGTACGGCCTCCTGTGGAAGTCGATTGAGCCGTATGTAACCGGTAAAGAGCCATACAGCGAGTCGTAAATACCTGATAACCGACTCGTCACCCTTCTCCCGAAGGAAGATCGCTGGGCGACAAGAAGATCAGAAAATATCTGATTCCGAAATCCGTATATGTTGGATCACTGCTGCCCTGTGAATCGAACCAGCAAAGATCGCCGATGAATCCTAAATAGATATCGCGCACGACGCGATTCATGTTCTGGCACGGCACGCCGGCTACGATGAGAGCGGACCCGACGAGCACATCCATGAACAGTCCGTAATCGCTTTGCGCTACGTTGAGCGTGCAGGCTTGGCCGCCGAGCTGCACCTGGAGCGTTTGATTCGGCACTGTTTGAAGGGGCACTACTTGGGCCACGTCGCCCTCACATCACGTTCGCGGGATTGAAGCCGGCGAGGAAGTTGCCTGCCGACGTGAGCCCTCCGCCCAGCGGAAGATTGCTCGGCTGGATGTTCCCGTTCGCCACCGGCCCCGCGTTCACCGGATTCTTTGGGTTCTGGAGCGACGACGACGCGGTGACCGAGATTTCTTGCCACCATAAATCTGCGACTATCAAACTGACGCCCTTCTCCGCGGTGCGCGCGAAGTCGACGTGCACGCAGCTGCAGCTCGCGTAGGTCAGCTCGGGCGTGACCACGCTGAAGCGCGGAAGTTCGGATGATGCGCTCGGGGTCGTCGTCGGGATGCTGATGGGCAGGCCGGTGACATTCGGCAGCTTGTTCCCTGCTATGGCGAGGATCGCCTGGATGAATGCCTGCCGCACCGACGACGGGCCGCTGCACGCGAGCCGTACCCTGACATCGAAGGGGAGCGTGACCTTGTCGTAGCTCTGGAAGGCGCCCTGCTCCTGCGGGTAGTTCGAAACTGGCCAATCCTGCTTGAAGTGGAACTCGACCATCGAGGCCGTCACCGGCAGGATGTTCGGGAGCCCGAGCAGCGATGCGACCGAGGCGATCGGCGCCAGCGCGCCCGAGATCGTCTGGTTGAAGATCGTCGCCGGCATGATGACCGGCTGGCCCTGGTAGTAGATGCCCCACTGCGGGCCGAGCAGCGCGCCGAGCACGAGGCTCGTGGAGTCCGCGATGAGGAGCTGGATCGACGCCATCAGTTCGGTCCCGCAGGAACTTGACTGAGCCACCTTCGGTTCATGCTCAGGGCCTCCAGCCCCCTCTCGGTGGCTGCGGTGATCCCCGCAGCTGTCGCCTCGTTCGGGTTGCGGACGCCCGGCGCGTTGACGTTTACCACGCCCACGGTCGTCGTCACGCCGCCGCCGAACCGCTCGCCGAATCCTGCGGCTGCGGCTGGGGCGCCGTACCGCGGCAGCGTGACGACCCCACCGCCGCTAGGATCGAGGAAGGTCACGTCGGCGTCGGAGAGGTTGGCCGACGGGCGGCGACCCGGGATGCGGAACCGCGCCCGCCCTTCGCGTCGTCGCTCCGCCTCGATGGCGCGACGAACCCGCTCGGGCTCGTCCGCTGCGCCGGCGGGCGTCGTCATCGCGAAATAGGCGCCGGGCACTCCGAGGAGCATCCCGAGGAGACGCGCGAGGGCCGCCCCTCCAGCGGCCGTCGCCGTCGCTCGGGCGCCGACGCCGGGAATCACCTCGCCGGATTCGGTCACGATCGTGCCGGCGCCCTCCAGGGCGGCGGTCCCGGCGCGCGCCGCGCCGCCGCGAAGCCATCCGTACAGTTTCTTGAGCCCGAGGACTCCGAGGACGGTCTCGGCCAAACCGCCCAACCCGCCCGAGGCTTGGTGCACGATCTCAAGCGGGGCGGCGATCTCCGGGTGCTCCTTGAGGAAGTTCGACAACGTATTGAAAAACGTCGCCAGCGGGCCGTTGATAAACTCCATCAGCTTGTTGCCGCCGCCTTCGAGCGCTTGGGTGAACCGCTTCTCCGCCTCGGTCAGCGCGCGCGAGCCGGCCACGAGTTCCGGCGTAATCTTGCGCAGTTCCTCGCTGTCTCGGACGCTGGCCTCGATCTGCTCGCGCCCCCGCAGCAGCAGGCTCGCGAACTCCTCCGAGACCCCGGGTATCTTCGTCAGTGCGCCGACCTGCTCCGGGACCGTCTTGAAGTCGCGGCGCACCGATTCGGCCGCCCGCAGGAAAATCTCGGCGAGCGAGCTCTCCCGGTTCTTCGGATCGTAGATCGGCGCCAAACGCGAGAGGAAGCCGAGCCCTGGCCCGACCTTGCCCTGGAGGATGTTGTCGATGATCTCGCGCTGGAGGCCCTGGAAGGCGCCTGTGGCCGTCCCCGGCGGCAGCCCGAGCTTCTGTGCCGCCCCCTCCCAGCCGCCGAGAACGCGCGATTGCATGCCGAGCCGCTCCGCGACGAGCCCCATCGCGGTCATCGACTTCGTGGTGTTGTCGATGAGGCCGATGACGCCCTTGATGCCGGCGAACGCGGCGATCACCTCCAGCGCGCCGCGCTTGAGGTTCTGGAAGTAGTCCGTCGTCCGCTTCGCCTGGTTCTCGGTCTCGACGGCCGCGCGGCGGCTCATCTCCTCGAGGCCCTTGGCCTTGTCGATGATCTCCTGCTGTCCCTTTGAGAACTTGCTCGGGTCAAGCGAGAAGGCAAGGACAAGTTCGTCAATGACCACGTCAACACTCCTCGAAGATTCCGGCCTTCAGGTAGCCATGCCAGTGATAGCCGTCGGGACCTTTTGTTTGATCGTCGCGCGACTTTCCTAGCCCGAGCGAAGGATCGAGAGTCGGCTTCTCCTTGTCGCCATTCCAGTGCCACCGCGGACCGTGCCAGCCCGGCGGCCGGTTATCGAAGCCGACGCCGTGCACCGCGCCGCAGCCGCAGGGGCACTTGAAGTTCATGCCGAACGGCCCTTCAGCTTCGACGCCGTAGAGTCCCGTCCAGCGGAACGCACCGGCCGGTGCGGCGCTGACGAAGTCGTCGCCGATATAGAGCACCGCGATCGCATCTCGCTTGCCCGGCCTGCTCATCGTCGCTCCGCCTCGCGCGCCTGCGCGTCGGCGATGATACGCCGATTGTGGCTGCCGATCATCATCACTTCGAGGATGTCCTCCAGCCCCTCCAGCCCGATCGTCGTGCACAGCGCCTCGTAGAGCTGCGGCTCGCGGTCGAGCACCATCCCGATCTTCGGCGGGACGTTTACGTAGTCGAGGAGCTTTCCCCTTGCCCCGTCGGGGATGCCGGCGCCGAGAAGATGGTCGAGCCCAAGCTCGACACGGCGTCGGCCACGGAAAAATCCGAGTGCAGCCTCACGACCTCGTCGCGCAGCCAGCCCAGCGTGACGATCTCCTGGATATCGTCCTCGCCGACGATCGGAGTCGCGATGACGGCCCCGGTCTGCGCGTTGCGGGTGTGCGGGTCGCGCACGACCTGCACGCATTCCAGCAGCTCGTCGAGGATCGGGATCAGCTCCTCGGACTTGACCTCCCCGCGCAGCAGCGTGTTCCAGCCGAGGATGGCGATGCCCTGCCAGCCGATGCCGGCGAGGTTGAGCGGGACCTCCGCGCGCGAGCGCGTGATGCACAGGATGAACCGGGCGATCCACTTCTCCGCGCGCATCGCCGGCCATTCTGTCAGCAGGAAGTGCTTGCCGGCGTCGCGCGACGGACCGCCGCCGGGAGAAGTCCAGCCCTCGGGGACCCGGACGAGCCTCTCCTTGCGGCCCCGGGCGTTGATGAGGAAATCTTGCATCGACCCTCCTTGTCACCAGGCGTCCGGGGCATGCGCGAAGGCGAGCGCGAGCAGGGCGAGGATGCCGACCGCCGGTGCGGCCGCGCCGTGCGCGAGCACGAGCAGCACCACCGCGAAGATGATGCAGGCCCAGCAGCCGATGAACTTGATGATTCGGAGCGGGTTCACGTTACGCGCCCATGGGTCTGCGCCGCGGATACTCCCCCTCGGGTTCCGGCTCCTTCTCGCGCGCGACGACGCAGTCGCGCGGCGTCAGGAACTCGACGCGTGAGACGAAGACCATCTGCTGCCAAGACTCAGGGGGCGCGACAATGGCCCGGTCGGCACCGGGCACGAACGAGAACTCCAGCGCCTTCACGTAGGGGCAGCGCGGCCCATGAATGTCGCCGCACCAGCGGCAGAGTTCTTCGGTCTGCTCACTTTGTGTGGCGGGACGGGGACGATGCGCTCCACAAAGAGTCTCCCCCTCAAGCCATACTTCGTTATTGCAGCCCTCTGCGGCGCATTTCATCGGTGGCTCCCTAGAAAAAAGCAGAAGGATCAACCCGCCGGCGCGACGATGATCTTGTTCCAGACGATCCGATACTGCTGCGCCTGAAGGATGCGCTTCACCCCCGGCATCGTCTTGTAGTTCTCCAGCCCGCCGTTGATGAGCGTGTAGAGCTTCCCGATCGCCGGCAGGATGATCACCCCGTTGAGCGGGTAGGCGGTCTGCCCGGCCTCCTGGCTCGAATTGATGACGTCGAAGAAGTCGTTCGACGCCGAGTCGGCCTGGAGCGTGATCGTCTGCATCCGCTCGACGAAGACGAATCCGAAGGACATGACGCCGTCGACGCCCATCACGTGCTCGAGGATTTTCGCCCCCTCGATGTCGGTCACGTCGTCGGCCGAGAAGCCCTGAATCTGCTGCGGCGTAGGGAAGAGGATCGGCTGGCTTAATCGAATGACCGCATTTGCGCTCGTTAACATAGCGGAACTCCCGATTGGATCGCCTGAGCGACCGTCGCCTCGAAGTGAACGACAGAAGGCCAAGCACAGCAGAGCGGCTGCCCAACTTCGCCCGGCTGTTTGTTGGTTTTCTTCTGGTTCACAATAGCCGGAACGATTTGCAGATTCCCTTCATAGTGAAGACCGCAAGCCAGTTTCGATTGAAGCGGGTAGATATGATCGACGTGGTGATCAATGCCGAGAGCAGATGTCAACTCGGCAGCCCGAACGTAGAACGCGAGCATCCTCTTCCGATCGGCCCACGGGGGCATTGCGCGTTTTTCGGCTGCTCGGCGGAGCGATCGTTTAAAACGATTTGGCGCTGGATTCAGGCGCGTCCGCTCGCATTGCTTTCGAGATAATTCTTCCCTGTGAGCGGCAGAGTATGCATCAGAATATGCCTTCACTTTCTCGGGATTTGCAAATCGCCAAGCCTGGGCTCTTGCTCGAAGCTGTTCAGCGTTGGCAATGTAATTCTCGCGTCGCTCTTTCGTTTTGCAATCCGCGCATCGGCGATTCCCCCATTTTAGGCAGATCGGGTCTGCGGCTTTCCCGCATTTCAAGCAAGTAATTATTGTCATTGGACCGCGACCGAAGAGAGGGAAATCGACTGCACACTACCACGATCTAAATACCATAGTGTGATCGCCCACGGCCCGCGCGCAGCGCGAATAGCAGAACTTTGGTTGCTGACCTGGAGATACCATCCCTGCGTCTGGAGCGTCCCCGCGATGTTCGCCCCGGCCTGCGCGTTGACCTGCGCGATCTGAGAGGCGGAGATCGCGCCCGGAGCGAAGGCCCCGAAGTTCAGCCCCGCCGAGATCGGGTCGGCAAGCGCGGCCTGAATCTGAGCGGCGCCGGAGACGTTGAACGGAATCGACTTCGCGGCTCCCTCAAGCGCGAGCATCGCGCCCTGCATCTGGTTGTTGAGCCAAATCTGGTTAAGGAAGCTGTCGAGCCAGTTGAACTTGCCGGTGACGAAGCCGCGCTGGAACCAGACGAAGTTCTGATTCGCTGAACCATAGGCGCCGTAGAAATTATAGCCGTTGCCCTTGCTGCCGATGGATTGCGGGTTGCCGCCGAGATTCGTCGCGACGGTCCCGTTGACGACGGTGCCGACGAACCCGGCCTGCGCCTTGTAGGCGAAGGTGATGCGCCCGTTGGTCTCGGTGAAGTCGATCGAGGCGCCGGCGCCGCAGACGAATGCCGCGAGGTTCGGTCCGCTCGTGGCGCCCCACCCGGCCGCCGGGTCGCCGTCGAGCAGGCAGGTCCCGGAGTCGTTGTTGTTCGCGAGCAGGAAGCCGAGGCTCGATGTCGCAGGCAGCGTCGTAGTCGGAGTCGCGTCGACGTCCCAGCAGACGTAGGCGTAGCGGTTGTTCTGCGTGTTCTTCCACGCCGCGAACGCCTGCTTAGCCGTGTTGCCGCTGGCGTCGGGGTCGAACGCGGTCATGAAGGTCGCCCAGTTCGCGTTCGCCGCGACGAGCGCGTTCATGTAGGCGGCCGGCGTCGGCGAAGTCGGCGCGTCGGAGCCCTGCGAGGTCACCGCCCCGGTCGCCGCCGTGAGCAGGAGGTCGGTCGCCATCGCGCCGGTGCCAAACGTGATCGTCGAGGCCGCCCCGGTCGTCCCGGAGAGGATGACGAAGGCCCCGGAGACCGAGTCGTACTGCACCGCCGGCGTGTCGAGCGTGATCGTCTCGCTGATGACCACCCCGGCCTGCGCGGCGTTGATCGTGTAGCGCCCGATCCCGCCGAGCGCCTCCCCCGCGATGAGAGGGGTGACCTGCGCGGTGATATAGGTCCCGGCCGCGATGCCGGTTCCCGCGATCGTGTCGGCGATCCCGACCGCCGGCGCGGTCCCGAGCGCGGTCACGGTCAGCGTCGTGCCCTTCGCCGTGACGGTGGTCGAGGTCAGGTCGCCTCCGGTTGCCGCCCCGCTCATCTGGAACGTCGCGCCCGCAGAGCCGCCCGGCGTGCCGGTGAGCTGCGCGACGATGGTTTGCGTCGCGAGCGAGTGCGTGCCGTCGTTCGCCGTCAGGATGTCACCGATCTGGAACTTTCCGGTTGCCAGCGCGCCCAGCGTCAGCGTAGTCCCGCTCGTCGTGCACGTCGTGGCCGTGCCGCCGATGCTCCCGGTCACGGTCCCGACCGGCACCCCCGCGATGCCGAGGTCGTTCGCGATGATCTCCGC